TAATTTCTATTCAAACATAAACATCCACTCTTGCCTCCTGCACCTCTAAGGTTCTTAGTTGGCTGATAGTAACCTACAGTAGGTTCTATTGGTCTGGGTGCAACCGCTTGTGTTTTTAGCTTCATATGGATTACTTTATGTTTTAACAATCAAATCTATAAAAGTTACTAACCGATTTTTCTCATAGCCTCATTATGTATTAGATTCTCTAACTGAGCTTTATCTGAATCATAGGCTAACTTCATTAAACACATCTCTAATGGCATCGTAGCCACTACATCAAACTTTAGGATATCACCTCCTGCAAGCTGTTCTAAGCTTGTATAAGATTTCCACTTCTTTCCAAAATTTTGCGTATGTTGGGAGAAAGAGTCTCCATCTCCTTCGCCGAATACTTCAGGGTAAAATTCAACAAGTCTTTGAGTAAAGTTTTGAAAAAAAAAATAGCACCAAAATGTACATCCATTCCAACGCTTAGGAACTTTTCATCGTCTATTACTCCATCATATGGTTTAATATCATATAGCTTTCCTTTCTTACTCGTAACAGGCCTGTATAAGATAGACATAATCTCAGCCCATTGTTTATTAATCTCAATCGTTTCGTACTTAGTAATATCCACATAAGCACCATAAGCCATCTTAGATAGATTAGGTTCAAATCCATACTCTACTCCATCTATTGTTATAAACTTCTGCAGAGGTAATTCTACTTCAGCTAAGAACGTAGTCATATCATTTACAATATCCGTATATGTTTTTAAATCTAGCTTATGAATATAATCAGCTGGAAACTCACATAAGTGGTGAAACATACAAGCTATTACAGCTTCATACTCACCTGCGTAGTTATCCATATCCTTTTTAAGTTCTAAATACTTTTTAAGAGTAACGGCTGACCATTGGTTAGGTACTGTTATTGCTATTGGTTTTTTCATATTAAAATTGTTGTTTTAATCGGTATTGTTCGGGGTTAATTAAATCTAAGCTACTATCAGTTATATCAATTGTTGTTATTGTTGGTTGTTGAGTTATTGTTGCTTGAAGTAATGCGTTGTTAAGACTTGCTACTTTATTATCAGCGCTAACCCTTTGTGCTTTTAATGTCATACAATATGTTTTCAATTGTTCTACATTAGATTGTAGTTGCCCTACTAATCCTTCTAAGTGATGTATATACTTAGCCATCTCTAAAAAATCCTCTTTTGTTAGATTGTTTAAATCTACGTTTAATTCTTTATCTTCCATACTATCTTATTGAAATTATATATTTGCCCGCTGCTGTTGCTTTATTTGATAATGTCATCATTGCTGCGTAGCGAGCCGCATCAATGAGGTGATTATTAAAATCAATTGGTTTATCTATCTGCTTACCCATTCTATCCGTACCCCATTCGTATGAGTAAAACTCATTAATAAGATTCTGACATTCTTTAGGTATGTTTATAGTATAGTTGTTTAGTACCTGAATACCAAAGTTAATACTATCTGGTCCTTTCTTTACCGGCTTTATATTAAATCCTAATCGATATAATTCATCTATCAAACGAGGTTCAGCCGAATCAGCCCATATCTCTTCTCTACCATGTACTACTTGCGATAGCATATCAGCTATATCCTTTGTCACCAAGCCCTTTTCATAGCAGTGTTCGTAAATGTATATCTCATTGTTGTATCTCCATAAACTAGCCAACGCAGTAGGGTCAGAACTATATCCAAAATCGAGCCCGAATGCAACAAACTCAGCATCTACCGGCATCTTATCTATTGTATTAAATTCAAATATGGCTTTCTCATTACCAACATACTCACCCAATCCATATACTTTCCAAGCCTTTTGATTAGTGTGTTGTAAATCTTCAATGGCTTTCTTAACTGAATCTTCTAAATAAATGTTATCTCTAAATGTAGTGAAGTAACGAGTACAATCCTGCATTAATCTTATCCAATGGTATGGTGATATAGTAGGGTTGTAAGATAATAAGATTGGACCTGTTGTACGAATTTGAAGCTGGAAGTAAGATTCCTCATCTATTTCGTTAGCTTCTTCTAACCAAAGTACAGATGATTTTAATCCTCTTAACTTTTCAGCATCATCCGTTGATATAAATTGTATTGTACTACCATTATATAATGTATAGATTCTATCTGAGATATTAAATTCATTTTCATTCCACAGGCCTATCAATTGCATGACATCCTTAAAATCCTTCATTACAGTCCTTTTAAGCGATGGTATTGTTTTCCTAACAATAGTTACCTCTTGCTTGCTTTGAAGCGCTTGTACGATAATCCATTGAAGAATAGCCCATGTCTTACCACTACGGGTACCACCGATGTGATGAGTCACACGTGTTTGTGAGTCTGCTTGATTCTGATAAGTGATTGTGGTATTAATCTCCAGGTTCATTATCTAATATCTTTTGTGTAACGTTTACTGTAATCTGCTCAATACGTTGGTTGATATCGGCTTTCATTTCCGTACGAGATAACTTTGGCATAGAGAATTCCAATAACTTTAATGCTATATTGATTGCTGCTTCTGGGTCAGTCTTTCTTATCTTTTCTAAATCGGTTGTCAAATTATCCAATATTGAGTTGGTAGCTCGTGCTACACTTAACTTCATCATCTCCGTTGACCTGTTTAAAGAACCGGCTGGCCTTCCTTTAGCTAACTTATGTCCAGGTTTAAATCCCATATTAAATTATATTATTTTAATGTGTATATATTTTAACACTTGTACGAGCGTTTGTATTTAACCTATCGTTTTGTGAATGGGTTATCAATCGTATTCTTAATGTGGGTTTTGGTTTTCTTTACGTTAAGGAACGCTGTAGATTTAGATATCTTTATTTCGGATGCTAACTTCTCTAACGTCATTTCTTCATTGAAAAAATATAACTGAGCTAATTTAGAAGATGCCCATTGTTTGGTCTTCTCCATTTGCTTTAGTTCCTCTATAACGTTATTGTAGGTATCCTCTAATTGCTTATCATACTCTACATCATATACTTCTTCTTCTTTATCCCAATTGTCCAACAGGGGAAGATTTCTACTTTGCGTTTTAATCCTATTAAGGAAACGAGATTTAATAAAAGAATAAAGATACATAAGATTAAAAGTATCTAAGTACCATAGAGATGGGTTTACCTTCTCAGCCAAATAGAGATACAACTCAGCTACTAAATCATTTGCAACATCTTCATCCTTAGCTATGTTAAACGCACATGCCGATAGCCAAGAATGTGATTTTTTATACAATGCTTCTAGCCTTTTTGTATTCTCTATTTGATTATTCATTCACTCTTTTAATATACGCTCTTAACTCTTCTACACAACTTCCCCAATGCTTAGCTGAACTAGCGCAGCTGCAAGGTTGAGGTGTTTTAGTATTCCTTATCATATTACACCACATCCAAAATGATGACATCAAATGGTCTGGTAAATGATTCTTAATTCCTTTAAGATGCTCCTCTAATTGTTTGAAGTCTGATTCTGATAGAGGTTGGTATTTGTTCTCTTCCATACTATTCTGATGATTGATTTTTTGCATATACAAATGCTGCTATTGTTTCAGCTGCATCTTTATGATAACCCCTGTCCAATAATAGGTTTACACAATCGCTTACCCACATTCCTTTAAGGGAATCTAATTCTTCTTTAGAGATATAATTGTAAATCTCTGGCTCCGATACTATCTTCATAATTAAAATGTTATTCCATTACAATTCCCATCGTAATCTTTGTTTGTTAATCTATTCAACCATTGCTTTCTTTTGCAACAGCCGCATGATGTGTATCCTAATAAATCTATTGCTATCCACTCTGCTAATCTCTGTCCTTGTCCTTTAGTTATTACATCTATAAATGCTTCTAACCAATCGCCCAATTTAATTCGTTTCATATTACTACTGCTCTTTTACGTTTCCACATTCTTTTCATATTCTCTACACGAGATACTGATTGTAGGTTACTTACTATATTATTTGATTTGTTTCCATCCAAATGGTCTATCTCTTCATCTGCTGGTATTAGACCTATATATGTTTCATATACAAGCCTATGTACTCTTTTCCAAACTCTAATTGAATCACCTACATCTCCTGCATAAATTCCACAATAAATGTACCCATTTTTATGTAACTTTGGTTTA